CAATGTGAGATATGTTGTTGGGTCAAGACCAACATCAAGTACAAAACCAATTGTGCTATCTAACCACTTGTGACCAGTGTTAATACCAAATAATTTCTTTCCAGAAAGATTAGGGTCTTTAACTTCATTGAAGAAATCTTTACCAGCTTCAAATATATTTTGATTTCCACTTAAAACATCGTATTGATTCTTAATTGAAGATTGAACAACGCGCTTACCAACATCTATTACTTGCAATGGTTTAAGAATGCCCCACTCTAGTGCACCAAGGCCAACATCTTTATACCAAGGCAGATCTGGCTTAGCTGTTTCAATTTGCTTTGGTGTGTACTTTGTACCATACAACTGTGCTTGCTTATAAAGGATCTGTTCATCTAACTTTTCGGACAAAGGGATACCAGCACGTGCTAAGTCACTTTTAATTACAGGTGTAGATTTAGGAGCAGTAGTTTTAGGAGTAGTAGTTTTAGGTTGACCAACTACAGTAGTAGGAGTAAAGCCTGAACCGTATACAGTTCCAACCCAATCAATTGTTGTTGGGGTTGTGGGTGGTTTAGGAGGTGTTGCCATTTACTTTCTTACCTGTAACGTTGCACGAACTTGGTCGGTGAACGGATTAATACCAGATTTATTTATCTTTGCTAGCACTGCTGAACCTAAATTCTTTACGTATGCTTCAGTATAGGCTTTAGCATTTTGTGCAGTAACCCCACGTTTAATAAGGTCAGCGTATCTTGCGCTAGCTTTTTTATTTATATAGTCCACTGCTGGCTTGTATGCCACTGTGTTACCATCTGGTGTATTTGTTAAACCATAACGTGCTTCTGGATTTAAACCATACTGGCTGAACACATGAGTTTCTTTTTGTGCTTTGTATTTCTTTAATGCGCTACCTTTTTGACTATAAATATCTTTAAGTTGGTCATAGTAGTCACCGCTAGTAAGACCAGTTCCAGTTAAGTAACCTTCTTTTGCGGCCTTTCTAGATACTGCTGATACATCTGCTAATGATGTTAAGTTATCAATGTTATCTCTAGTAAATCCAGACAACTTATCATCACCACTATAGTTTTTAGTTTGAACATAATCTGGTGCTTCGTACTCATACCATTCATCTTGCGAATACCACTTGGGTGGTTTCTTAAAACTAGCAATGGTTCCTTTAGGGTTAGCAATGTATTGGAATGCAGTATATTGCGATGCCCTAATAGGGTCTTGAAACTCCATAAGATACTGATTGTATACTTGACCTAGATCTAATCCTGCCATAAATAATCCTTACTTCTTTTTAGCAGCAGCTGTTGCTTTTACTGCAGCTGCTCTAAGTTTTGGAAACTCTTCTTTAACTTGTGCTGGTGTTGCCTTTGGATTAGCAGCTATAAACTTATCAACTCTAGTTGTTAATGCTGCGCTCTTTGCATTAGCTACTTGTTTAGCAAGTGTGTTAACTGCTGCTGAACGAGATGCTGCTGTCTCTGCTGCTGCTTTATCAGCGGCTGCTTTTTCTGCTGCTGTTGCTGCAGCTAAACGGGCTGTTCTTTCTTCTGGAGTTTCAGTTGACTCAGTGGTATCTATCTTAAGATTACCAGATACTTGCAGTTCAGCAATAGCATCTTGCAATGCTTGTTCACGTGCAACAGAATCTCTTTGTAGTTGCAACTTAGCTGAGTTGTATTCAGTTTGTATTGCATTTAATTGATTCAACTGTGCTTGTGACAAGCTTCCTTCTTGCTGTGCTTTTTGTGCAGAGAGTTGTGCTTGCGCAAATCTCTGTGCCATAGCTTGTTCATTCTGTCTAGACTGGTTTGCTTGTGTAGCAGATGCAGCAAGAACTGTTAGAAGATTATTATAATTAGCTGCTCCACCTTGTGCTGCTGCATTAGCTGCTTGTAGTCCAGGCTCTACTCTTCCTGCTTCTACGCCACGAGATGCCATGTACTGAGCAAGGTCACTAGCTGCTGGTGCTGCAGTAGCACGTTCAGCTGTAGCATAAGCATTCTGTGGTGCATTCTGCAGGTAAGCTTGCAAGTTAGCAAAACCTTCATTAGTTAAATTGCCAGCTTGTGTATATGCAGTACCTAATCTATTAAATAAATTACTATAGGTAGTGTTTGCAAAATCTGTACGTTGATTTCTTTGGTCTTCTAAAGTTTGGCCCAATGCATCTGGAATTGCACCATCTGCATACTTACCAAGTTGACCTTGATAATATTTCAAAGCTTCTTGTGCGCCCAGCCCTTTTCTTTGTAACGCTGCGGTATCTAATGCTTGCTGTTGATTATACTTTGCTATTTCTAAATCTAATTTATCTGATGCAGTCTGAGCTTCTAATCCACGAGCACTACCTAATGCATCATAATAAGATGCTGGTGCACCGCCACCACTGCCACCACCAAGTAGAATACCTTCCCAAGGATTACCCTGTTCTGGAATAGGAAAATCATCTGCTAGGTCAATACCAGCACCAGCTTGAGCTTCAGCAGCTGTAGTAGGAGTTATAGTTTTAAAGACAGAAGGAGCACCAACACCAGCAGCCTTAGCTCCTGCACGTGCACCTGGAGGTGCTGCTCCATATTTAACAACTCCTAAATTACTACCACTAGTATCTGACATACAATCCTACCTTAATTCCAATAATGCTGCAGCATCAGCAGCTATTTGTCTTGCTTTATCTGATTCTATATTCTTTAAAGCATCTTGATAAGATTCTTGACCTTGTGTTGCGGCCAAGTCATATCCTCTTTGCTGATTGGCTAGGTCACTTCTAGCATAACCTAATTGCCTAGCTCTTTCTGAGGCATAGTCACCTAATGCTTTATTGTATGCGCCAGATCTAATGCCCTGTCCATACAATCCACGCTTGCCATAGTTAGCAGTAAGTCTTGGCACTTGTTTTTGTGCGCCAAAGGCTGCTTCATCCACGGTAGTAATAGCACGTCGACCAGCAGTATCTGCCAGATAACGCTTATAAGTATTGATTGCCTGCTGCTGAGCAAAGCCTAGGCCTAGGCCTCTGCGCTGCTGCTCATAAATACTTGGGTCAAAAGCCATGTAAATTACCTCTTATTATAATGTAAAAAATTTTCCTATTACCATTGCCCTATTGGGCAGGTCGCGTGCTTTAACTTTACTTTCATCTTCATAAAACAGCCACATTGCTTGCACTGGGTAGTTGGTTTAATAAACTCTGGGCAGTCCATACATAAAGAATATCTAGCACTTTCTTCTTCGTCACTAGCGTACTCTGTGTTTGGGTTTAAAAAATCCCAGGGTCTCGTTACTCCTATCTTAGCTTTATAATCCTTCCAAGCTGACACTATTCCTCCGTTAATTTAAATTCTGTACCATCCCAAATCATACCTAATTGTAGCACACTTAGTTGTTCTTCTTTAATTGGGACTATTGTAGGGTTTGAACTCATGCCGGCAATTAAAGGTTCATGGTTTTTAGCCACCCCTACAACGCCAGTAAATTCACCATCTACTACACATGCAAAAAAATCAAATTGTTGATTCATTATTTCTCCTTCTATTATCAATTGCATCTTCCTTGGCCTGTATTATACCAGTCTCCCCAATATGTATTTCCTGCTAGGGAAGAACAATCACATCCTTGACAAGCACCACCGCAATTAGTTCCTGTTCCACCAGTTGCTCCGCAGCCACCTGCATAGTATATTCCATTGCGATTTTGCCATATACAAGTAAACTCAGGTCCTCTAGGACAGAAGCATCGTCGCGTATCAGTAACTCCTACACCACTACAGCATGTGCAGTTAGGAAGTGGAACATATCCACACTCTGCTGATAGTCCTTGTGATACTGCATAACTGCCACAACTTCCATCAGCGTAATTAAAAATTAAAGTTGTTCCACTACATGCTTGTGATAAGAATGTTCCATATGGAGTGCATGCTGGAGGAGGAGGTTGATACCCACAGGCAGTGCTATTGTAAGCTAGTATTTCGTTATACGTGCCACCACTACCATCAGCACGTAAGTTAAAGAGAGTAGTACCACTGCATTGGTTTGCTGCAATGAGTGTGCCATACGGAGGATAAACTGGTGGAGCAAACGGAGTAACGGCATTTGATGGATCTGTAGATGGGGATTGAACTCCATAGTTAGTTATTCCAAATATTGTAAAAGTATAAGCTGTTCCATTTGTTAAACCTGCAACTTCAATTGGTGACCCTGCAGAACTTCCAGTCAGTCCACTTGGTGAAGAAACAGCCGTATAAGATATAGTTCCTTTACCAATATAGGATGGAGGAGTAAAGGTAATGACTGCTCGAGTGTTTCCAGCCGTAGCTGTACCCATCACTGGTCTACCTGGAGTATCACCTCCACCATCTATAAATCCAAGGATCGGCATTACGCGCTCAAGTCGCCAACTGCTACCCAAGTATCAGGCATTGCTCTTTTAATTAAAGTTGCAGCTGTCCATTGTGCACGTGTCTTAGTTCCAGGGTTTGAATTTAATGATACACCAGTGCCTGGAGTAAATGTTATTTGTCCTGCGCCAGTTTGAAGGAATGTTATTTGTGTGCCAAGTGGAAAAGCTACAGAAGAATTGGGTGGAATAGTTACGGCAACTCCCGTTGCATTACTGACCTCTATCAATTTGCCATCATCTGATAAAATTAAAACATAACTAGCAACCTGTGCATTTATTTCTAAGTGATAAACAACATTGCCTGCCGTTACAATTCCAGAGGCTGGAGTTGGAACTGATATAGTTCCTACTGTAATGCTTGATGCAATAGCTGTACCAATATTAGGTGTTCCATTTAAAACTACTGATGATTGAATCTTAATGCTTGTCACGTTGCCGTCAGCAAGCAATGCAGTAGTAATAGCACCAGCAGCAATAGTTGCAGTTCCTATCACTCCTGTTCCAAAGTTCGTACCATTCTGTAATGATGTACAAAAGTTAGCTATTGATGTGTTGTTTGCGTTATGTTGTGCGGCTACTACTGGGAAGCCAACTTGAAACGCAAATGGAATATTGATTGGTGTAGACATTATTAAGTACTCCTAATTTTTCTTCTCTTGTATTTGTAAGCTATTGAATTTAATCCCCATTTTCTACCTGGGAATTGAACCTCATATGTTGTTTCATCTGGTCCTAGGAATTGTAACTGTATTGCAAAACCTCTTCCAAGGGGTGAAATACCTTTTCTTTTAAGTGCTGCACCTTCTGTACTAAAACCATACGTTGCAGAATTAGCAAGTAAAGGTTCAGGTGGTGGATCTGCTACATATTCTTCACCTGGACTAGCATCATTTAATACATATACTGCACCACCAGTTGTAGGTGCTAAGAAAATACTTCTAGTTCCACCAATTACATTAGTCTCATCATAGTTTTTATAACGATTTAATCTAATAATTGTATCAATAGGTACATCTTTAAATACAAAGTAAGGACGAATAAAAGTTTTTAACTGCGCGTATGTTGCATCGTTAAACCAAGATGTAGTGTAGTATGATGGGTATCTGCCGTTAAAACCTGCACCTGTTGCAATGTCATCGTCAACATAATTATAATCATCTACAAAATAAACACACGGTAAATCATCATCTTGACCTGTCATTAAATAATATGGTGTGTCATCAGATGTTCTCCAATCACAACCAGATAGTAATGCAAAACCAGATACACCTGAAGGTACGTCTTCCTCAAATGAAGGTGCAGTTTGAAACATACTGTATGCACCATTAGGTCCGATTGTAGCATCAAATATTAAATTAACAGATGCATAAATTGGTGGTGGTCCATCATCGCCTGCACGATATGGCAACGATATCCAAACTCTATTGCGTACAAATGAAAGTGTTATAGTATTAGTTGCAATAGGATTAATTTCACCGTTAATAATTAATGGTCTTATACGTTCGAAGATATCATTAACACCATTACGATTGTAAAAGAATAATCCTTGCGGCCAGTCAAAGAAGTATACTCCACCATTACCAGCAATAGCTTGTTGTGGTGTGTCAATACCTAAGTTGGTTGTAACTTCTACAAGTTGGAATGAGTCAGCATCATAGCCCATAAGAAGATAAACAGCTTTAGGTTTAAATATTAATAATTGTCCATCAACTATTTGAATGCCACGTATACCATCTCCGCCTGCAATAATGTCTATGTAGTCATCTTGGAACCAGTTCTCTGGTGAGCTTTCGTGTGACCAACGAAGTCTATTAGAATATGCTGTACCATCTTCATAAGTATTAGCTACAAATAATTTATTAGCATGAGCAACTGTTAGTTCTGCGCGCGGCATATAACCACCAACTGGTAATTGGTATGGCTGCCATGTAGGACCAGATGCTGCTAGTGCGGTTGCGTATGTATTTCCTACAATCCACTTATACATTTGAGCTGCATTTTTACCAAGCGCAATATACAAAGTATCTTCCCATTGAGTAAACGATGCACCGTTTAAAGATTCAACTACCAATGGTGTAGATAATGCACTATCTAAATAACTAAAATCACCACCAGAAGAAACATAAACTTTACCATCTATTGGTGTTGCTGCATCTTGCAACCCAGTTGAAAGCATTATGCGCGGAGAACCAGTATATTTATAATTATAAATTGTTTTAGGATTCCATGTTCCAGCAAATGTTATTGCAGTAGTATTCAGTTTTTGAAAGCCGGCACGAGAAAACACACCACCACGTGGGTCAATCTCTACGTTAAGCATTCCTGGTGATTCATTAGGCTTTAATTGAAATTGGTCAGCACGAAAGTTAAGCCCACCGGTAAAGTTAAAAGCTTCTTGTACTATAATATTAGCCATTATTTACCAAGCTGCTCCTAATGCGGGACCATTGCCTACACCTGGGGATACCCTTACTCTTGGACCCAACCCATAACTAGATCCGCTAAGTTGTAAACCACCAGAATAGATTATTGGTTGATTACTAGATGGTGCCGTTAGGTAATCTTGATAGTTCTTTAAGTTTGTAACAAATTGTTCTCTATAAACCCTTGACATTTCAGCATCTTCTTGGAACTGATAAATGCGCGACATTGTATAAGCAATCAAGCATGCTTGCAATTCGTTGTCTAAGTCTACATACTGAGTACTTGCTGGGTTGTTTTGGTTAGCATCAGACAGCCAGCTTAAGTTTGGTTGACGGTATCCTCTGACCTGTAAAAAGTATGTCATGTTTGGTCGCGGCCATAGGTACAATGAATTTGAATATAAAGAGAAATAAGCTGGAATATTAATTTGGTTATTAGAACCTATCCAAATTCTTTCAGCTTGATGTTGACTAATATAAATTAACTCAAGACCAAAACCAGCAAGCTCGTCAGTTCCTTGAATAGCAATAACGTTAGTTAATTCTTTGATACCAGGTACTACTATAAGCTCAAGAGTGTCAGGGTCTTCGTATGTGTACCCTTCCATGCTAGCTGGCAAATCATAGTTTACAATATCTGTTGGCGCAGTTGAGTTTGTAACAGTAAATACTTCCTCATCACCAAATATTAATTGAGTTCCTTCAGTTACGGTAGTAGTATAATTTGCTTCAAACCAAGGCCAACGAACTTCAGAATCTACAATTGTTTGAAAACCTTCTTTAAGAAATTGTACTACTAAGTCTTGACTGATATCATCAGTGTTTTCATTGGAGCCAATTTCTAATTGAGAAAGACTTTCAAGCAGTGATAATAAATTAAAACAATTTAAACCACCCGTTGGATCTATTGCCATGTTAAATTCCTATTCTTTAGACTTTGCTAATTTTTCCATTCGCTTAAGATGACCGATGCAGAAATCAGTTCCTTTAGCTTTAGGTGCGCGGCATCTTTCTTCTTTAAGATTAAAACCAATACAAGTAGGCATTGCGGCAACATACTCAACACCAGAAGGTGGAGCAAGTTCAGTATTAGATTGTACGTAGCTAGGCATAATCCCTGCAACATCTTGTCCAGGTCTTGGAGAATTATACATCTCACATCCTGCTAAAACTTGACTTGTATATACTGGTTGTCTTGTCATATGTTTAATCCTTCATTTGATAATTTGTTCTTTATATACTATACAAAATTTTCCATTTAAAAGGAAATAGCTGGCACCAAGAGAGTTGCCCGAAGGATGACAACCTTTCAACTCTTAGCACCAGCTAAACCTATTTTAACTAGCCGAAGCTAATTAATTATTTATGCGTCAGCTGACAAGTAGCCCTGACGTGAACGGTTAGAGCAAGTAAGCTGTCCGTAGGCCAAGACGATGGCGTAACGAGCATCTTTCTGTGCTACTGTACCTTGTTGGAATGGCGTTGTGGTCCACCAATGTCCGTTCATACCAGTGAGCTTGAGGTACTTCGTATTAAGGAAGTACATCGATGCATTGGATGATTGGTTACCTGGCATTGCAAGGTCAAACACAACTGGTGTCTGCTTGAACATCAAGTTTTGAAAACCAGCATTAGCTTTAGCTACGTCCTGGTAACGTACGTTTGGTGTCAACAGAGACTCATACTTGCTGAACAATGGCTCAGTTGTTATGATGATATCTGGTGTGTCGTTACCCTTCGATGCATTGTTGTACACGTTTGCCATGTTAACAAGGCTCAAAGTTGCGTTTTGAATACCTGCTGGAATGGTTGGGTTCCACCATGCTTCGGTTGCTCCGTCAATGCCACCAACTGCTGTGTTTAGTGAACCAGCGAAACCGCCGATACCATTAAACTCAAGTGGGTTGGTTGTACCGTCGTTCGAGCTAAGGAGCTGGTCGTTGACGAGCTTCTTAATTGACATTTCGGCTTGCATAATTTTAGCATTAAGCAACTTGATAATTGCTTCGGTTCCACGGTTCTTGGCTTCTTCGATACCGCTAATTGCGATGGATGCAGCAATCTGCTTCCAGTCGTAAATGGCAGACGTGATGCCTTCTTGTGGAGTCAAAGAAATGTTATCGTAGTCAGCGTATGATGCAGCAGTTGTGTTTTCCTCATAGAGTACTGGCTCAACTATCTGGGTTCCGCCTTCTTCCATAACAACTCTTCCACCTGAATTCAGGTGGTTCAAGAGCACTAAGTCCTTGAAGATGTTATCAACCAGTGTTGGCTGGTAGTTTTGCAATGTCGTTGAAAACAGTGCATTCATATCTACAGTGTTCACGTTTGGTGAAGTCATTTTATTTTACTCCTTTATGAGTATGTTAGTGTTTTAATTAAAGCCCCAAACCTTTTTTGGCTTGTTCAAAGGCTTCAAATACTGTTTTAGGTTGAATAGTAGCAGCTGGACTTCCACCCTTAGAAGATGCGCCTGTGGAAACAATTGTTGCCGAACGCTTAGCTTGAACTCTAGCTTGCTCATCAGCCAGTTTTTTGCTGGATTCAGAAGCTTTAGAATAAACTTTATCAAAAGTAATCTGTTTAAAGATTGCTTCTAAATCAGTTGACCCTGATGCCATAGCTTTAGCTACAACTTCATCTGGATTAAAATCTTCACCGTACTTGCTTTGTAATTTGTCGATAGTTTTAGTTAACTCATCCATAGCTTTAGATTGCTCGAAAGCTGCAATGCGTTGCTCTAACTGTCGCATTTGCTTTTCAGCTGGATCCAACCATTCCTCTTCTTCAGGAATTGCTGCAACCGTTCCCACACCGTAGTGCTGCTGTAAAGCCTGCAAGGTGCCTGCTGGGTCTTCCTGCAACGATTGTGCAAGAGTAGCAGCAAATTCAACTTGCTTTCTTTGTTCGCTAAGTTCCTGTGTCTTACGGGTATAATCCGCTTGACGCTGGTACCCA